TACAAAATTTTAAGGCGATAGCCTGATTGTTTAAAATTCAATTAAAAATAATGGACACTAATAAAAATCTGCCGGACAATTATAAGCTGTGCATCGCCTGGATCGAGTCAGAATTGACACGAGAGACACGATCTATCACTCTGCCTGGTGTTATCATCAACGACTTAAATCATTCGCTTAGAATCAATTTAATGCGAATCTTAAATAATTACGGATCCGAGCGGAGGGCTGCCTTCCTTCGGACCAAAAGAATAAAGGACTATCTAAATAAAAACTTATGAAAAAGCTAAAAGAAAAAGAGACGATTATTATCTACGCTGGATTGATCAACGCGCTGATCGATCACATCGAGGCAGACTTTCGTCCGTCCATCTTCAATCGCCAGTCGCTGAAGATGAAATCAAAGAGCGTGCTAGATGAATTGCTCAAGATCGAGCAGGAGATTTACAAAGGGGATCCGAGCGGAGAAGTCACTGATCAGTACCTGGATGCTGGCAAGCTTATGATCCTATTCTTTCGCCTAGGCTTGGAGATGACCGAAATGTCAGAGACTAAGAGCGAAGGGCTTAATACTCAGCTGAATATATTATTAAAAAATTACGGAGTTATTTTGGAGTTTTAAAAAAGATTTTTTAAACTTTGTACAACCAAACGAAATACCAATGAATAGTAACGCTGAGCAAGTGGTCAAACCTGATCACTATCAAGGAAAGGGAGGACTCCAGGCGATCGATGTTATCGAGGCTTTTGGGCTTGGGTTCTCCCTAGGTAACGTAGTCAAGTACGTTCTTAGAGCAGGCAGAAAAACCGACAAGCTCCAGGACCTAGAGAAAGCGGTCGAATACTTGAAGTACGAGATCGAGAATCACAAAAGGATCGTTAAGGAAGTCGAAGCCTACATCGCTAATTTACCAGAGGACTTATAGTGAAGAGCAGAAACGAGATAATCGAGGAGCTATATCTTTCGAAGGATATAAGCCAGGCGCTTCGCAAGATGCAACCGGCTAGCCTCCGCGACGATCTTAGGCAAGAGATGTTCATCTCACTTTGCACTCTAAGCGATGAGAAATTTTGGAATCTTTACGAGAACAACGCGCTTAAGTTCTACCTGGTCCGGGCCATGCTAAACATGATCCGAAGCACTGGGATGAATCAGCCCTTCTTCCGTAACTTCCGGGCTAAGTTTGAATCGATAGAGGAGATCGAAAACCTGGAAGATCAGATCGACAACTCGAAGGACCAGAAGGAAATTCTGTTTGATTTGCTAGATAGTAAGAGAAAGACGCTGTGCTGGTATGAAGACCGACTGCTGGATCAATACGTCGAGTCTGGTTTCAATCAGATGGACGTCCACAGAAAGACCAAGATACCCTATCCGTCGATCGTCAAAACTATCGCGTTAATCAAAAAGAAACTCAAGGATGAATAAGAAGCCAGATGAGACAGCAAGAGAGCTGTTCAATAATTGCCTTTACTTTACTGGCTCCAAACTAATGGCCCGAGAGTGCGCTCTGTTTATGTGCCAGAAGTTCATCGACATGTCGAAGCGGATGGATGATAAATGCTATTACCTAGAAGTGAAAGAAGCGCTGTATAAAATAGAAATAAAATAGTCAGGTGGCGAAATGGTAAACGCGAGGACAGTAGGTTGCATAAACCAGCTTATAAAAGAGTTATCCGAAAATGTTACAGGTTCGAATCCTGTCCTGACTACAAAGCTGATACCCCAGTGATTGACACAAAAAGCTATTGTGTAAAGTATTGACAGCTGGAAAGACAGCAATTTTTATCGTTAATATTTGAATGACAAAATACTTTGTTCTTCAAAATTTGCTAAAAATGACAAACAAATGATTCAACTCATCGCCTCAGTGGCTTTCGTCACGTTTTGGAATATCAACAATTTGCCCTATGATCTAGGGATCAATTTTAAACCGTTCAACTGTGCGCCTTGCCTGGGCTTCTGGGTAGCGCTTGGTTTGATGTTTGCGCCTGAGTTACTATCGATAATCGTCGCGACTTCCTTTGGTGCCGGCGTGATCTCTGCGATAGTGGAAAGATTATTAATGAAATTATTAACAAAGCTATGACACAGCAAGACATTAAATTCATCCAAGACAATATCATCAACTTCGAATCGGTAGAGCTTGGATTTACTCGAAACTTAGACCACACGGTCCTTAATGAGTATCATCAAATCTACAAGCGATCACTGGATCCTAGCTATGTGCTTAACGCCTGGTGTGGAGGCTGTGTCTTCGACATGCTCAAGCGCTTAAAGCATCACTACGAGAATGTGATCTCAGCTAAACAAACTAACCAAACCAATGACAAAATCAAAGCTTCGCATCCTCGCGGTAGGAAGTCAAAATAGTGGCGTAACTTACCACAGACTGGCGCTTCCTTTGTCGATCATGGAGAAGGAATACTGCCTGATCACTGACACGATCACAGAGGACCTATTGAAAGAAAAGAATTTCAATGTGGTAGTGGTAAATCGGTTCCTGGAATCGACGCCACTTCTTCAGCTTCTGGAATGGCGCCAGAAGTTTGGCTTTAAATTGATAGTAGATATTGATGACTACTGGACTCTGTTCGATAAGCATCTAAGTGCGCCTACATATCGCAAGCTTGGAGTGACTAGGATCATCAAGGACTACATTCGTTTTGCTGACCTAGTTACAACGACTCACAATCGCCTTCGCTTGGAGATCATCCAGATCAATAAAAATTGTGAGGTCCTTCCAAACGCTTTGCCATTTGACAAGGATCAATTCACAGCGATCAAGAAGGAGAATACTGGATCGATCACTCATTATCCAGACATTCAGCAACTCAAGAAACCGATCAAAGAGCTGGCGAAGTCTAGGGTTTTCAGAGAGAATACCAGAATGCTTCTGTGTGGATGGAATGATTTTAACAAATGGCACTGGGAACAGATGGGAAATCTATACACTGCTAATGAGAAGCTTGACTACAAGATTCTTGAATCGATGCCAGTGGATCTATACATGAATTTTTATCTGGAGGCCGACATGCTTTTAGTTCCTTTGCTGGATAATAAATTCAACAGACTCAAGTCTAATCTTAAAGCCTTGGAGGCAGGAGCGAAAAACATTCCGATCCTAACTTACAAGCGCGCGCCTTATGACGATATCCCTACGATCTTCGAGGTCGATAACTGGGAGCGCGATATTAAGAGAATGGCATTCAGTAAGCAGATGCGCGATGACTACGGATATAGGAATGGAGAATATGTCCGTGAACATTATGACATATTTAAAATTAACGAGGCGCGTTTTGCTACTTACTCCAAACTAATCGAGTAAAATTATGCCGGTCATAAAATGCAATAATGGGAAATACAGAATCGGATCAGGTGCTTGCATCTATGACACCGAGGAGAAAGCGATCGAAGTCTACCAGGCGATCCTAGCCGGTGGAGCTTTTGCTGAGTCATTTAATGACTATCCAGAGGCAGCGACAAACAACGCCAAGCGAGCGCTTGCTTATGCTGAGAAAAATGGCTGGGGATCATGTGGCACTTCAGTAGGGAAAGCCAGAGCTAACCAGCTAGCAAACAAGGAGCCGATCTCACGCGACACGATCGCAAGAATGGCGAGCTTCAAAAGACACCAGCAGAATAAAGACGTTCCTTATAGCGAAGGCTGTGGTGGTTTAATGTGGGATGCCTGGGGAGGCACCGAAGGGATTGAATGGGCCATTAGAAAATTAGACCAGATAGATAATGCAAGCAACTGAAAAGGAGTTTTTCGATTACGAGATTAGTATCGGAGTTTCCCCACATAATCCCGATTATTGGAACTTAATGGCGGGAACTTCCAACATAATAAAGAACTACGCTCAGTCTGTGATCGAGATCGGTGCTGGTATGGGAACACTAGGCGAATGCTTAGAACACAAAGGAATCGAGTATTACGGCATCGAGCCGAACAAGTATCACAGAGAATTTGCGTATAATCGTGGGCAATTATTGCACGGACTTGATAATTATCCAAACCGATGTGGAATGATTGTATCGATCGAGGTGTTTGAACACCTAACAGACGAGCAGATTAACGAGTATTTGGAGAGCATTGAGGCTAATTATCTTCTTCTTTCTTCAACTCCTTACACTACGACTGAAGAATTCGATGCCTGGTGGGGCCATATTAACATAAAACAGACCGACGAGTGGGTTAATTTTATGGCAGAATATGGATATACACTATATCATCGCCTAACTATACCGACTGATTGGACCTTATTATTCAAAAAATGAAAGAGAAAAAACCAGTAAGCACTAAAAAACCAGTCGAGAAAATCAGAGAAGCTGACCTGATCCTAGAGTGGGCGAATAAATACATCGACTATTGCCTGGATTCTACTAAGGAAGTAGCAACTGGTGCCGGTGTTCGGATTATTCGTGAGCGTCACTTGCCTACGATCAGCTACTTTTTACTGATCTGGCTACCAAGACAAGGCGCTCAATTTTACAAGCGCTCTAATTGGTATAATGTCCTAGGTAATTCTGATCATCCACTACACAAAGAAGTCAAAGAGATCGATGAAATGTTTCGAGCTCTAGCGGCGGATATTGTGGCCAATGAAGGAAAGGGTATCTTCTACGCTAAGAATCTCTTAGGATGGACGGATCGAGCTAAGAACGAAGAGAAACAAGAAGTAATCATAAGC